CTTACCCGACATCGAATAAAGATCGAGCCTCGTGGTGGCAACGGCACATAGAGCAATCTACGAAGCAACTAGACCCATTCTTCAAGGTCGGTCGTAGAATACTGAGCATGTTTGAAAACGAGGCTTCTACGCAGCGAGAGACAGTCCTACAGGCATCTCAGCACTCTATTGACGGCACCGAGAGGGTGAAGCCGAGTCTCACGTATGCCTGGATAGAGCAGAGTATCGCAAATATGCTATCCCGCAAGCCTCGGTTCAGGGTTCAGGCAAAGCGGCGCGACTCAGTGGCTGGGGAAGTCCCTGTGGGCAGAGTCATAAATTATTGGTATGACGACACGGACCAGATGCATCAGGACAGGAAATGTCTGCTGGATCAGATGGTCTACGGGTTCGGCATTAAGAAGATGGGCTGGACCGCAGACATTAAAATGAGTGGCGAGGACCGGGAGTTCTTGTCTGACTCGGCAGAACTCCAATTTGACGATCCTGACGAGGAAAATCTCTGGCTGGCTACGGGCACTCCTACCAAAATATTGCAAGACCATGACCACATAGGTCACAACGAGAAGCATCGACCCTTGATGGATGACAGGACCATTGCGGACGATATCAAGGAGATTATCCAGGAACACATTGATGAGCATGTTGAAAGAGCAAACCGTGCGGAGGCTACTACGCATATCGATGTGCAGGAGGAATCTCCGTTCGGTCTGAGATGGTGGCCCGAGGATTTCCGTATTGATCCTTTGGCGAGGGATGGCCTCAAGGACGCACGATGGATTGCTTTCCGATCAGTCAAACCCATCGAGGAGGTCAGGGATAATCCCAATTATAATCGACAGGCAGTCAACGCCTTACAACCTCAGAGGATGGAGGATGCGCCTGACATAGATTCCACTTTCCAGGAGGAGGACGGGTTCGGGATGGTGACGGTGTGGGAGATATGGGCGAGGAACTTCAAACTGAGCGGCAGACGCAGACGTAACGTGATGGCGGTCATAGCGGAGCAAGGTGCAAAGGGATCAGAAAGTCCGGTGTTATTGAGGCATGAGGACGAATGGCCTTACGATACTTTGAAGGGTTATCCCTCGGTATTGTTGCCACCTGCCCTTCAGGGTGTCAAGACATGGCTTCAGAAGCCGACACTCAGCCTCGCTGGATTCGATAATATCCAGTTACTTGTCAACGAGCTGCTCGATTCATTCCTCGCAACTATCCGTAAGCAAAAAAATATCATCTTCTACGATTCCAACGTCTTCCAGAACGATGAGGTAGACATAGCAGTTGCTTCTCCTGGCGATGCGGCTATAGGTGTCCCCGGCTTGTCCCAGGCGGGTCTGGGATCTGTTGTGCCATTACCGTTCCTCCAGATCCCAGGGGACAAGGGACAATTCCTGAGTCTGATCACGAGTCTGGGAGATAGAGCGGCGGGAACACCTCAACCCATTGACTCAGGATCAGAGACAGCTACGGAGTCAGCGATCAAGGAGAGGCGTACCACTGCCCGAGAGGGTCTGAGGATAGATGCCTTTGAGAAATTCCAGGTTGATACAGCCACCATTATCTGGAGACTGCACACGCAATTCCAGCCAGAGATGGAGGTAGAAATAGATGAGAGAGCCAGAGAATTCTCCACGGTCGATGAACGAATTGTCAAGGGGGCATTCCGGTTTAGCATAGATGTTTCCTCGGCAGTCACAGCTCAAGCACTGGAGCGGAAACAGTGGCTGGATCTCTTGAACTTGTTGTCGGGTATGGTGGAGATCTCGGTGCAACAGGGTATGCCGCCACCGAACCTGCCGAAGATTGCAGAGCAGTTACTCGTCCGAGGCTACGATGTCATGAACCCCGAGGAGCTGTGGCCAGCTATCGAGCAGAGCATAGGTGTGGAGAATCCACTGGCGCAGGAACTACAGCAACAGATCGGACCTAACGGTCAACAGCCTGGGCCGATTAACAAGCAGCAGTTCGCACAACCTGCGGGTAACGAGGCCGCACAGATCAGGGAGTCGGTGCAATTATGATGATGCTCCCACCCAAGCCATCGGGTGTTCTGGATGCTCTCGGGATCATGGAAGCGGCAAAACAGGTGCCTATATTTCCTCTGCCCTTCGGAGAACCTATCAGCAAGGGAGTGGCACATGGCATCGAGTCACTCACCGGATATGCTCCGAACGTCACGGCTGCTGATTTGTTGGACCTGATCCTGCCTCAAGATCCAGGGGAGGCGATGTTCGATATTGTTGGTCCTCTCGCAGTGCAGCAAAGAGTGCTAAAGAAAGCGGCGGGAGGAGTATCTTCGATACTCAGGGGCAAGGTTCCGAAAGATGTTCCGATCTCAAAAGATCCGACAACTTTCTACCACGGCACAAGAACACCAGAGCCGTTTGAGTATAAAGAGGGCTTTGAGGTTGGTGGTCCCAGGCAGCAGTTTGATGAGTTTGCAGAACAGACTTCAGATTTTATTGATGTGGGATCTGGTCCTGATCCGAGCAGTTATTTAGGTGTGTCCTTTGCCTTCACTCCAGACATCGCCAGCAAATTTGCAACAGGAACATCAAAGGCTGGAAATATTGCGATGCGCGGATTCGGAGAAAGTGCTGGCAGAGTCATTCCGGCGAAACTTGGGGTGGTAAACCCAAAGAAGTTTGCAGATGATTTTGAACTCCAGGACTTCCTTTTTAACCAAAAGGCAGAAGGCGTAGGATTTGAGGATGGCATCGATATCATCGCGAACTTTGATGAGGAAGCAGCAGAAAAACTTTTCAATCAGTACCAAAAAGGTGGGGCATCCGTAAGGAATGAGATCAACAGAGATATTGTAACTGAGTTGGGCAGACTTGACGATCCATCTCTTGCAGACGACTTTGCAAGAGATCTTGCAGAGTCTGCGAAAAGAACACTCAAGGACAAAGGCCATGACGCAGTGATTCACAAGAACGTAATAGAAGGTGGAGATGCCATTATTGTGTTCGACCCTGAAAAGGTCGAGTTTTTAGATGAGTCGATCAAGGCGATGCAACTCTCTGATGATGAACTCTTGCAGCAGTTGGGGAAGAGGTAGAGCGTGACACTATGACCAAAGAAGAAATAAACAGAGTTAATTTGAATATTAGAGAGATGAGTCTTATCACTGATGGTGGATTCCTATCCACAAAACAAGGAAGAGTGAAACAGTTGATTGATGGATGTCTTAAAGTGCTCCCACGGGGAATTGACATCCCCGGCAGGTGGCGTTAGTTGCCCGCTTACGACTACAAGTGCAAGGATTGCGGGTATGAGGAGACGTATTATCAGATCCCCTATGATGCCCGATTCAAACTGCAAATGTGCAGCGAGTGTGGATACTGGGCTGAGTACCAGTTCCCAAACTCAGCGATAAACGGGTTCCAGCCGTTCTCTCCTTACTACGATGAGTGTCTGGATGGAGATGTTACATCCCGAAGGGATCGCAAGGAATTCCTCAAGGCTGAAGGCCTGGAAGAGGCCGGAGACAAACGAGGCGGCAGCAGGTTCTTTGACAAGCACGCACCTCACCATATCAAGCCTCTGCCACCAACGGGAGTCAGTGTGTGGCAATCCAGGGAGAAACAGAGACGAGAAGTCGAAAAGGCCAATAAGATGAGAGAAGTTGAGGGACTAGGTTAACCGGGAGAGACTAATGGCTGAGGAAAAATTAAATAACGACAATCCTGTTGCCGAGATCCATGATACTCAAGCAGAGGGATTGATGGCAGACCTTCAAGATACACTCGGTAGAGTGACGGACGGACAGGCCAACAGCACGGACACGATAACCGAAAGGATCGTGGCACCAGCTGGCAGTGAGGACTCGGCAACCGATGGGACCGAGATACCACACACAGACCTTCAGTCCATAAGAGAAGCACTTCCAAGCAACCAATCAGAGGCGGTTGCAAAAATCTTTGCTGACAATACTCGCCTCCTTAATCAAGTCAGGGAATTAGAGGTTCGCGGAACAGAGCGCTTGAAAGACACTGTTGATACCGCCGTAAATACAGCACTGAGGGAACAGGCAGTTGCGGATTCGGGATACGAACCCGATGATCCTTTGGCAGCCGTAACTTCAGAGCAGAAGCATCTATTTCTCAGAATCGCTGACGAACTTGGTTTCGTTAAGTCTGGAGACCTCAAAGCACAAGAGGCTGTAGACTTTGTAGCGAAGGAGAATGTCAAGGCGGTAGAGGTTTTCGGTGAGTCTCTGGGCCAGCTCGATTCCGTGGGTGGGATCATCTTGTCCAAAGACGCCAAGTCGATGATGACACCGATTTACAATCGACTGTCCATTGACGGCAAGCCACCTCCAAAACTCACCTATAACGATCTGATGAAGATTGGGACGTACGATGCCTTGAAAAAACAGGTGTCGGACTTAAAAGCGAGTCTGGGTGAAACAGATGAGACGTTGAGAATCAAAAACCTGCAACGTGCTCAGACGGAGGGTCCAGGTGCGTCAGTGGCAACGTCTGTCAGTCTGAGGGGAGAGAAAGGCACTCCCGCAGATAAGAGGGACAACGTCATGGCGAGGGCATTCCAGTTGGCGAAGCAGCAGCAGTCTCGAAATCAGAGAGGATAACTAAGTGGCAAACGAAACGTCATTGACCCTGTCGTATGGGCCACTATTGACAAGCACTCTCTTCAACTACCTGGAATCCGGTTCGTTTGCGGATAATATCGCAGACGCGACTCCGACACTGGATTATTATCTGTCGGGGGATCGGATCAAACTCACAACGGGTGGGGAGAGGCTTTCGGTGGCAATCATGCACGAGTTGAACAGCACTGCTCAGTCCTATACGGGATACGGCGTGCTGGACACCTCGGAGAGCACGGGTTTTACCCGTGCGTTCTTCACGAACAAACTCTATGCCGTAAGCATCGCCATCAACGGCGATGAGTTAACGGCAAACATGGGTGAGGCTCAACTGTTTGATCTGTTGAACGGCAAAACGTCTCAGGCAGAGATCTCTCTTGCCAACCTGCTGTCAACGGATCTGTTTTCGACTAGCGCAGATGGTGCTTCCGGTATCACGGGACTCGGTCTCCAGATCGACTCCGCTGGGACGTACGGCACGATTGACCGCTCCTCGAATACGGCGTGGGCTTCCAACGAAGCGTCAGTAGGTGCGGCGGCAACGAATTTGCTGCCGAATCTCAGGACTCAGTATAACAACGCGACTCAGGGCAAGGGCGGGATGTCCTCGAAGCCTGACGCCATTGTATTCACGCAGACCAACCATGAAGCGTTCGAGGCGTTGATGTTCCCGTTCCTTCAATACACGGGTTCTGCAACGGCTGACAACTCTGTGAACGCAGGATTGTCTGACTTGCGTTACAAGGCTGCTCGAACATGGTGGGATGCAGATGCGACTTCGGGTACGGCATTCGGTCTGAACTCTGCCCATTCCTGGCTTGCTGTTCACCGCAACAGGAATATGTCGATGGCTGAGGGCGGATTCCAGAAGCCCGTCAACCAGGATGCGCTCGTCACCCAGGTGCTGTTCAAGGGCAACCTTGTCTCGAATGCACCGAAGAAGTTATTCAAACTCACAGGTATCACCTAAAGGAGGATCATCATGGCCGTAGGTGATATCACCAGAGATACGGGGATGCCAATACCGCTACGGGGTGGCTTTATGCGACTCACGGGCACTATCGAAGCATCCTCAAGCGCAACAGCGTTTGCGCTTCTGCCGACAACCTCAAGATTGGTTTCTGTGCAGGTTGTCGGAGAAGATGGCTTGTCTGTGGCGGAGGTTGACTTGAACGTCAACGCTTCAGATTCAGCAACCGTGGGGACGGCGAAAATAGCCACAAACGATCCTACGGTGCGAACACTTCGATACGACTGCATTTATGCAGGTTCGTAGGAGGTAATATGGCACAGGAAATGTCAGTTGGCTTCAATGAGGCCACGAAAATTTACATCGGTATCACGAACGCCGAAGGTGCAGAGCTGGAACCTGGAAAAGTCGTGGAGTGGGATGTCACCACAGACGATGACGACCAGGGATATGCTGTTGAACTGGTGGATGCCGCGATCTCCACGACCGCAGGTCTGGGGGGTCATAAATGCGCCGGGGTCGTAGACTCTACGATAGCGTCAGGCGCAACGGGGAGGTTGCAGATTTACGGTCCAGACCTCGTCAGGGCGTCCGCAAGTCTCGATGTCTCCAAACTGGTAGCTGCGGGATCAATCAACGCCACCAACAAGGGGCATGTTACTACCGTGACGGGACACTCCGATCATGGTATTAACTACATCGAGGCTCTGGTGGGTTGGACTCTGGAGAATGGTCCTAACGCCACCAACTCGACAGTGCAGCTGTATTTGCAGTAAGCGTCAAACCCGGGAGACGGAATGAACGTGATGGTGGGGGGGTGCCCGAGGTCGGGCACCTCCTGCATCACCGATGCGTTGAGCCGATGCGGATTAGACCTCGGACAGAGGGTGAATCAGATCCGCAGAAAGTCAACACACCAAAGACCTGCAACCGAAGATCCGGTTTTTACGGGGATCAACACACAGGTTTTTGAAGATGCTGACTGCGATAGAAGGCGTGCGGAATCGTTCTTTGATAGCAAAATACATCGGGAAGGTATAGACAGGCTTTTTGAGGACAAGACAGATCCGTGGGTATTGAAAGATCCCATCGGAGTCTCGTTACTCTACCCTCTATGGCGAAAAGTGTTGAACGAGAGAGGAATAAAGTTTCGCGCAGTCTTTGTTCTCAGACATCCATCATCGGTGATTTCTTCGGGGTCATCGTTCTTCTCTATCAGGCCGGATCGCATGGCAAAGATCTGGTGGCAGACCTATCAATCTCTATTGACTTGGACGATACTTTATCCTGACGATTTCAGGTGGGTACTTTTCCCTCAGTTGCTGGGGATGGGCAAGGTGGCACTGGATTGTGCCGAACCGGAAAGGTGGAGAGAGTCTTATAAACATAACCTCGTAAGAACACCGATCAGGGATTTGCCGGGGAAATTCCATCAACTAACAAGGCTCTACGAACACCTGGAGAACGCATGCGTAATGTAATTGTGACAGGTGTTCCGAGGAGCGGCACGTCATGGCTGGCATCGGTATTTGTCAATCATGGATGGAATCCCGGTAAAAGAGCCTTTGAGGAGTCTAAAAAATATCATGCGAAGGTAGAGCCGCCCAGGTGGGAAGATCCGTGGGTACTGAAGGTCAATAATCAGTCTTTTTCATTGTCTGAGGGCCATCCCATGATGCCTCCTGATCACGTCTGGGTCCCTT